GGGGATTTGATTTACAGCAGTTTGAATCGTGCGAAAAGGTTTTTCTTGTGTCCCATCTCCAGCGACATCACTTCCACGTTCTTTAGAAACATAAATAGCAATATTTGATCCCGCTGCATTGTATAGCATTCTAACTACTCCATTTAATTGAGCGAGTTGATATTTGTTTTCTAAAATTTGACGATTTGCTTCTTCAATGTTTTGATCATTTTGGTTTTCTGCAGCGAGCAACCTAGATTCAAGCGTATCGAAAGTTTTGCCCGTATTATTAACACGTGCATCCACTACTTCATTCGGGGACTCACCGCCACTGCGCAAGACTAGATTGTCAATTCTCTTATCAACAACGTCTATTTTTTGATTTTGGTCACGTGTAATACCGTTCAAAATATCCACATTATCGTTGAACGTTTTTTTCCATTCTGTTGAAATTCTATTTTTAATGAGTTTTAGTAATTCCACTAAATCACTCCTTTCCTAGCTAAGTTCGCTAGTATTGATGTCATTGTTTTCTTCGTATTTGATAACGTGATTTCAGGCGGTTTATTAGGTAATGCAGGATATGTCTTAATTCCCACAATTTGAATGTACGTTTTTATATTTAGCGGTTCATAAATGAATGGTACATAATCTCCTTTTTGTGGATCAATTCGCCATTTCAGAGTTACTGAACCGCTGATTGAAGGATAATCTTGTAAATCTTTTTTTAGTCGTCCCATCATGTTACCAACAACCGTATATCGCTCATCTTCTACCGGATCTTGTATCCGTATTCCCCATTTCTCCGATTCGGGAGAAGTGTAAGTAATCGGAGAGAAATAATACGTGTCATCTTCCTTTTTCTTACCAAATCCCTTAATCTGCGTTTTCAACGAATAGGTGTCTATGTCGAACTTCACTGAATCCGTGTTGTATTTGTATCGAATCTGCTCCTGAACTTTATCCCCGAACTCTGAGCGTGGATAGAAGGTTAGATGTTTATTATTTGGAATAACCACCGCATCATAATCACTTAATATTTCTTCAATCAGCTTTAAGTAATTCGCATTGCCAAAGTTTTCTTGTTCAACCGTAAGAAACTTTTTATTCGGATCTACGACTTCCCAAGTGAATCCTCGATTTCCCGCGCTGAAGATATGGGAGAGTAATTGTTGGATACTTTTCGCTCCGTTCGGCTGCAGAGTATTGTATTGTCTTCCATCCTGAATCGTGTAGTAAACATGCGTAGCAGTAATACTCTTAGTTACTTGTGCCCCTTCGCCAGAAGTCGTCATAGATTTAATAACAAATTCTTGACCATTCAATAGTATGGAATTTTCATAATCAACAAGGTCAAAAGCATAGCTGTTTACTTCTGTCTTAGTAACATCTAAACTAACTTCCCATGTTTCATTCTGTTGCCAATTCTCAAAAAAAGAGTCCTTGTCATAATCAACAAGGAGCTCCTTCTTTGTCTTTTCGTAATTCTGAATGATGATGTTTGTCACGTTATCACCTACTTATACAAGTAACGGAAATCCCAAGAGGACTTCACGTTTGATACATTCTGTATTTCTATTTCGTTAATACCAGGAACTAAAGTGATCAGACTTAAGTTTGTGTCAATACCACGATTGACACCATTTAGTTTCGGATAAACACGATCTAGCGTGACAGTCTGTCCTAAATTTGTTGAAAATTCAGGATAGTAAATAAATCGATCGCCTGTCGTTCGGTTGAAAATTGTAGCATTACCTAGCGATTCACCTTGAAGAGTGATGTTCAATGCATGTTCCCTTGGATCAATTGCAAAGTCTCCTGCGTTAAATACTTGGAAACGGCTTACATCAAAACTGTACTTATAATCCGCAGCTTCAAGATTTTGTGAGAATTGCCACTCGTTCGATAAGCTAAATTCTGACAGTGTGGTTGAGAGAGATTCAGAACAAGCACTAGGAACATCGAAGGTGATTTCTATAGTCGAGTAATCATTTTCTTCTTCAGTAAGTTCGAAATTTACTGGATTCACTTTAAACCTTTTACCTGGG